CCGCCTAATACCTTCGGGCAGCTGGCGCGCGGAGGCGCCTGGCCGCGAGACTGACCGTATGGGCATTCTCGACTGGCTCCTGGGCGCCGACGCTGCGCCGCCCGATCCCGTGGCGCGTGAGCTCGCGCCGCCATATCCGAGCGTAGGGGCGCAAATCCGCGCCTACGTCGCCGCCCGCGAGCTCGGCGGCGACCTGGTGCTGCCGGCCGTCGAGCGCGGCGTCGAGCTCCTCGCGTCGGCCGTCGCGCAGCTGCAGCTCGTCGCCTACCGCGACGGGCTCCCGCTGGCGGAACAGCCGAGGATCGTCGTCCGGCCCGATCCCTGGGCGACGTCCTACGCGTTCATGCACCAGCTCACGCGTTCGATGGTGGAGACCGGCGACGGGTTCGCGTTCCTATTCGACCGCGATCCCGAGACCGATCGCCCGCGAGCTGCGCACGTCATCCCGAGCGACGAGGTCTCCTCCGAGTGGGATGCGGCGCGGTTCCTCCCGGTGCACACCTGGCGCGGCCGCGAGATGCGGCTCGGCGTCGACCTCCTGCACGTCCCGCTCGCGCCGCGCGCCGGCGAGCTCCGGGGCCGGTCGCCGCTCGTCGCCTGCCGGCGCGCTCTCCTGGCAATCGAGGCCGCCGAGCTCTACGCCTCCGGGTGGTTCGCCGCCGGCGGCGTGCCGTCCGGCGTCCTGACGTCGCCCGCGACGCTCGACGACGGCGAGGCCGACGCGCTCCTCGAGGCATGGCTCAACGCGCACGGCGGCCCGATCCCGACGCCGGCCGTGCTCTCGGGCGGAGCGACCTACCAGGCGACCGGGACCGATCCCGAGCGGTCGCAGCTCACCGAGAGCCGCGAGCACGGCGTGGCGACCGTGGCGCGCCTCCTGGGCATCCCGGCGCCGCTGCTCCTGGTCTCGCTGCAGGGCTCGACGCTCACCTACCAGAACGTGACCGCGGTCTACGGCGAGCTGATCCGGGCGACCGTGGCGCCGCTCTACCTGGCGCCTATCGAGGCCGCGTTCTCCGACCTGGTGCCGCGTAACAGCTCGGTCCGGTTCTCCCTGGGCGAGCTGCAGCGTCTCGACTACACCGCGCGCCTGCAGGCCTACCAGCTGGCGCAGGCGATCGGCATTCTCGACGCCGACGCGATCCGCCGGCTCGAGGGGATGCCGCCCGAGACCGATACACACCCGACGCCGTTCGCGCCGACGCCGGCGCCGGCTACCGTGCCCGTGCCGGAGGTGCCCGCATGACCGACCAGCTGGTAACCGCGCAGCTCGAGGACGCCGTCGAGCTCCTCGAGGCCGCCGACGGCGGCGACCGGCGCACGCTGCGCCTGCGCCTCCTGCGATACGGCGAGGTCGGCAACCTCGAGACCGGCCCCGAGCTCCTCGAGGCCGGCGCGTTCGCCGAGACCGATCCGACCCGCGTCACCATCGAGGCCGGCCGCCACGGCGGGCCCCTGGTCGGCGTGGGGACGGCTCTCGAGGAGGTCGACGGCGTGCCGTACCTCGAGGCCCGCGTCTCGCGCACCCGCGACGGCGACGAGCTCCTCGAGCTCGCCCGCGACGGCGTGCTGCGCGCGGCGTCCATCGTCTACCGCCCGATGCCGGGCGCCTCTCGCCGTCGGGCCGACGGCGTCTCTATTAGGCGCCGCGTCGAGCTCGTGCGCGTCGCCGTTCTCGAGCGCGGGGCGTTCCCGTCCGCCGAGGTCGTCGCCGCATCCGAAGCATCGCAGGAGGATCGCACCATGCCCGAGCTCACGCTCGACCAGATCACCGACGCCGTTCGCGGCATCGTCACCGACGCAATCCCGGCGCCCGTCGTGAGCGTGCCGGCGCCGGCCGATCGCCGGCCGACCCTGGCGGCCCGCGCGCCGTCGTTCTCCGACGTGCTCGAGGCGTCGCTCTCGGGCGACGTCGAGCTGGTCGCCGAGGTCGCCGCGTCGTTCATGGCGGCCGCGGCGCCGACCGAGCTCGTCGACGGCGTGACGGCCGACGTGCCGAGCATCGTCCGGCCCGCCTGGCTCGACAAGCTGGTGGGGCTCCTGCCGGCCGTGCGCCCGGTCGTGACGGCGTTCGGCACCGCTCCCCTGCCGGACTCCGGCATGGAGTTCTCCTGGCCGGTCCTGGCGGAAGGGCTCGACGGCCGCGTGGCCGAACAGGCGGCCGAGAAGGACGTCATCCTCTCGAAGAAGGTCACGCTGACGAGCGACAAGGCGACGATCAAGACGATTGCCGGCGGCCTGGATATGAGCTGGCAGGTTCTCCGCCGGAGCTCGCCGAGCTACCGCGAGATCGTGCTCCGCATCCTGGCGGCCGCCTGGGCGACCGAGACCGACAAGGCGTTCGGCGCCGCGATCATCGCGAAGGGCACCGGCACCGGCTCGCTGGCGGCCGACGCCGACGGCGTCGCCGTGCACGCCGCGCTCCTCGAGGCGTCGGCGAAGGTCGACGACGCGACCGGCTCGCCGGCGACGTTCGTCCTGGCCGCACCCGACGCGTGGCTCACGATCGCGAAGGCGAGCGGGCTCCTGCCGCCGGTCTACGGCGTGCAGAACGTGCCAGGCGTGGCGCAGGCGTCGACGCTCCGCGTCGACGTGAGCGGGCTCCCGATCATCCGCGCGCGCAACCTGGCGGCCGGAACGATCATCGTCTCGAACAGCTCCGCGGCGGCGTGCCACAGCTCGGGCATGATGACGGCGACGCAGGACGTCGTCGCGCAGCTCGGGACCGACGTCGCTATCTGGTCGCTCGAGGCGCCGGCTATCTACATCCCGACGGGCATCGTCAAGGTGACCGCCGCATCGGGGGCGTAGGGCCGACGGAGGCCGACGCTCCCGCGCCGGCCCCGCCTCCGAGTAGCGTCACCGTGACCAGGCGTAAGGCCAAGAGGTAACGCCGTGGCGATCCCTGCATACCTCGAACCTAACGGCCGGGCCGCGATCCCTTCGCGGCTCCGGCCGGCCACGGGCGGCACGCTCGAGGTGCAGCTGCTCCCGCGGCCGCCTCTCGGCACCGCCAGCCTGGCGAACGCCGACCAGGGCGCCGCCGCATCGGTCTCCTGGGTCGACGACGACGGCGCCTCTCACTCCGAGCCGCTGTGGCTCCTGGTCAACCTACCCGGCGGCGACCCGGTCGCCGAGCCGCCGCCGGCCGAGGGGCTCGTCGAGGCCGACCGCTACGGCGGGACGTTCGCCCGCGCCAGGGCGACGAGCGTCAACCTCGACGACGGGCTCGAGCACGCGTTCGTGTTCGCGCTCGCCCGCGTCGCCGGCCCTGCCGGCGAGCTCCTGGCCGATACGGCCGCGCTCCGCCAGCTGGGCGGGGCCGCATGGTTCGATCGCGGCGGGCAGCTCGGCCATGTGAAGGCGATCAACGGCCAGGACTTTACGGCCGGCGCGATGGCCGACCGTATCGACTCCGGCGAGCTGTGCCACGGCAAGCTCGACGTGACCGACCCGGCGCACCCGGCCCTGCAGCTGACGCACGGGCCCGCTCTCGAGGGCGGCCGCCGGCGCGCCACGCTCGGCGACCTGGTCGCCGTCATGGGCGAGCCGGCCCGCACGCTGCAGCTGCGCGAGGCCGGCCCGAACGAAATCGACGTCGTCGGCGTGACGATCGTCGTCGCTCCCGAGCCGCCAGGGCCGCAGCCTGGCGATCCCTGGTCGTCGGGCGTGACCGTCGAGGAGCTCGCCCGATCGCTCGCCGTCGCCGTCCCGCCGTCGGGCTCCGGGCCCGTCGTCGACCGGCTGCGCCTGGCGATCGCGACGGCCGAGGATGCCGTCGGCGCCTACACCGGCCGGCGCACGGCCGGCGACTGGCCGGCGACCGTGCCGGCCGGCCCGCACGTCGCCGTGCTGCAGCTGGCGACCCGCATCTACCGAGCCGCCGACGTCACGTTCGGCGTGCTGCAGACCGAGCTCGGGACCGCGTACACCGGCCGATGGATTACGCCCGAGCTCGACGCCGCGCTCATCGGCTGGCGCCGCTCCTGGGGGATCGCGTGAGGCCCTGGCGCCGCATCCTGGCCGCTATCGAGGGCGCCGCCGAGCTCGAGGGGCTCGGCGTCACGCTCGCCGCCCGATGGGTGGCGAACATGGCAACGCCGGCGATCCTGGTCGTGCCCGTGCGCCGCTACGTCGTGCAGCCGTGCGACGAGCGGTACGAGCTGGCACTGCAGGTCATCGTCCCGCTGCAGAGCGACGACGACGACGTGCTGCACGAGCTCGTCGACCTGGCGATCGCTCACGTTCCCGCCGGCGTGCTCGTCGGCGAGACAACCTACGGCCAGGACGACCGGGCCGGGGCGACCTACGTCGTCGCGACGACGACTCTCACAGCCTAGGAGGACTGCACCATGCCGAGCCTGTTCGGGCAGCCGCACCTCACCTACACGCCGTCGGGCGGGAGCGCGACGCCGGTCGACCTCTCGTGCCTGGTCCGGCCGGGCATTACGTTCGACGCGCCGACCGAGGTCATCGACGACCCGGTGCTGTGCGACCCGAGCCGCTCCCGCGTCCGGGCCGGCGCCGCATCGGTCACGCTGACGCTCGTCGTCGGCGACGACTACGCGACGACCGTCGACGCGCTCCTGGGCACCTCCGGGCGCCTCGAGGCGCGCATTCCCGACGAGGACGGGCCCGGTTTCGGGGCGGACGTGACGTGGCCGGCGCAGGCCGGCGTCGCGTTCACCGAGGACGGGTTCGTCGAGATGGAGCTCACGCTCGGGAGCGGGGCGCCGGAGTTCCTCGCGGCCGTCGTCGCCGCTCCGTAGCCGTGGGCCGGCGGTTCGGGCCGGTCGTTCGCGTGGAGGGCGCGAAGGAGCTCGCGCGGGCGTTTCGCCAGGCCGGCGGCTCGACGCGCGAGCTCTCGGCCGCCTACCGCGCGATCGCCCGCGAGCTCGTGCCGCCGGCGCAGCGCAACGCGCCGACGCGCACCGGGCGCCTGGCGAGCTCGACGCGAGGCCTGGCGCGCTCTACGGCGGCCGTCCTGGCCGCCGGCGGGGCCCGCGTTCCCTACGCCGGCGTGATTCACTTCGGCAATCCGAGCGTCAAGACGTACCCGGCCCGCGAGGGCGCCAAGAGGTCGACCGGCACGCTCGGCATCATTCGGCCGCAGCCGTGGCTCTATCGCACAATCGACGAGCGTCGCGACGAAGTGTTCGAGGCGTTCGAGGCAAACGTCGCCGCCGTGCTCCGGCGGCACGGACTGATGTAGGAGGACGCATGGCCCGTAGGATCGCGCTCACACAATCCGACGTCGAGAGTCTCACCGTGGGCGAGCTCGAGCTCCTCGAGGAGCGCACCGGGCGCCCGCTCTCGCGCCTGTTCGATGCCGACGCGCCGCGCGGCTCGCTCCTGCACGCTCTCGCCTACATCACGATGCGGCGGGACGACCCGGCGACGACCTGGGAGGAGGCCGCCGACGTCATCGTGCAGCTCGACGCGACGCCGGAGGTCGTCGCCTCTACGGGCCCTTCGCGAAGTGGCCGCGAGAGGCGTCGCGCATGATCTACGACCTCGCGCTCGGTCTCGGCTGGCTCCCGCGTGACGTGCGCCAGCTGACCGCGGCCGACCTGGTCGGGCTCGCGAAGGCGGCCGACCGGCGCGAGCGTCGGGCGAAGGCGAAGCGGAGGTAACGACGTGGCGAAGCCGGGCGTGCGCGTCACGATCACGGGCGACGCGCAGGGTCTCGAGAAGGCTCTCAACCGCTCGAGCGGGGCCCTGGCCGGGTTCGGCAAGACCGCGCTCGGCGTGTTCGGCGGAGGCCTGCTCCTCAAGGGGTTCGATGCCGCCGTGGGCGGCCTGCAGGAGCTCGGCCGGTTCGCTACCGACGGCATCGGCAAGCTCGACGCCTACGGCGACGCCGTCGCGCGTCTCGACGCAATGGCGGCCGGCCTGGGCGCCACGGCGACCGGCGTCGACCTGACGAAGTTCGGCGTAGACCAGGGCGAGGCCGCGGCATCGGCTCTCGCGTTCGCGAAGATGGGGCAGGCGATCGGGCTCACCGACGACGAGCTGCGCGCGACGACGCCGCAGCTGCAGCGCATGGCGGCGCAGCTGGCGAGCCTGGGCGACGGCGACCCGGCGGCACAGGCCGAGCTACTCGCGAAGGCGATCGGCGGCAATGCCAAGGCCGCGAAGGCTCTCGGCGTCGCGCTCCCGAAGGGGGCTACGGGCATGGCCGCCTGGGCGGCGATCGCCGCGCAGCTGGGCCCGCAGCTCGACGAGGCGACCGGCGGCACCGCCAGCCTGGCCGACGTCGGCGAGCGGTGGGGCGCCGTCATGGCGAACCTGCAGCTCAAGCTCGCCGGGTTCCTCGAGAGTCTCGCGCCGGTCGTCTCGGCGCTGCTAGACCAGCTCCTGCCGGCGTTCGATCGCCTGGTGGCCGTCGTCGGGCCCATGCTCGAGGCGGCGTTCGCGAAGCTCGCCGAGACGTTCTCGGCGTTCGCCGAGGGCGGAGGGGCGAGCTACGTCGCCGAGCTCCTCTCGGCTATCGCGACGATCGCCGGGCAGCTCGGCGCGTTCCTGGTCGACCGGGTGCTGCCCGTCATCGGCAAGCTCGCCGCCGCGATGGGCAAGGCTCTAGGGCCGGCCCTGGCGGCCGCCGCCGACGCGTTCGAGAGCTGGATGCCCGTGCTATCGCAGGTGTGGGGTTTCCTCGAGGCGACCGTCGTCCCGATCCTGGCTAACTACGTTATCCCGCTCGTCGGTAAGCTCCTCGAGCTGTTCCTCCGCGTCGCCGGCATCGTCGGCGGAGCTCTCTCGACGTCGCTCTCGACGCTCGCCCGGTGGTTCGATCGCCTGGTCAACGTGGCGCGGCCGCTCCTCGATCTACTCGAGGGTATCGGCCGGTTCGGCGGCGACGTCATCGGGAGCATCGCGGGCGCCGTCGGGCTCAACGACGCCGGCGGGCAGGCCGCCGGCCGTTCGATCGTCGTCAACGTCTCCGCCGGCGTCGGCGACCCGGTCGCGATCGGTAAGCTCGTGAGCCGGACCCTGGGCGCCTACACCTCCCGCGGCGGCGTCGCGTGAGCAAATGGTCGGCCGGCTGGTCATGGATGCCGGGCGGCACCGGGCCGACCGGGCAGCCGACGCTATGGGGCTACCAGGCGCCGCCTATCGAGCCGCCGCCTGGGCCCGATCCGGCGACCGCTCTCGCGATCACCGCCATATCGCCGACGACGCCGCAGGCCGGCTCGCCGTTCTCGGTCACCGTCGAGGCGCGGGCCGCCACGGGGCAGCCGGCGAACGTGACGGCGGATACCGTCGTGACGCTCTCCCTGGCGGCCGGCTCCGGCGTCCTGGGCGGCAACGTCTCCGGCACGATCCCGGCCGGCTCGAGCTCGGTCACGATCGGCGGCGTTACCTATTCGGTCGCCGAAGGCGGCGTGCAGCTGCTCGTCACGGGCGGGGCCCTGGCCGGCGCGAGCTCCTGGCCCGTCGAGGTCTCGCCCGAGCCGGTGCCCGAGCCGCCCGACGAGCCGACCGTCGACGGCTCGCTCGGCTACCCGGACGTCTACCTGGCCGGCGCGAACATCTGTGACCGGGTGCTCTCGGTCCGCTGGTCGCACGGGCGGGACTGGTGGCTCTCGGCGCCCGAGCCTGGCCTGGCGACGCTCGAGCTCGACGGCACGACGGAGTCTCGCCAGCTGGTGCGTCGCACGTTCGATGCCGACTCCGGCGCCGAGTGGACAATGGAGGCCGGTCTAGGTTCGCTCGGGTTCGAGGAGGGCGCCGGCGGCATTCCGAGCTCCGGCGCCGGCCGGTTCGCCGTCATGCTCTACGACGCCGCGCAGGTCTACGGGCACATGACCGATACGCGCCGGTTCGCGCTCGTGCCTGGCGAGCTCCTGACGGTTACCTTCCGCGGCTACGTCGCCGGCCCGCCGAGCGTCACGATGCACGTCGCGATCGCTATTCGCCGCTCCGACGGGTCGTTCGCCGGCTACCTCGAGCCGTCGCCGCTCGACGCCGTCGCCGGCTCCGCCGGCTGGACGACGGCGACGTACCAGCTGACCGTGCCGCCGGACGTCACCTCCGGCGCCGTGACCGTCGTTATGTACGGCGACCTGGGCTCCTGGGCCGCCGTCGACGAGATCACCGTGCGGGCCGGCTCGTCGCTCGCCGCTATCGAGCTCGGCGATACCGTCGCGATCGCCGCCGAGCCGGCCGGGCAGCTGTGGCACGGGTGGGTCGACGGTATCGACTACCACCTCGAGCCGGCCGACGGCGAGGTGCGCACGACGATCCGCGTGACGGCCGTCGACCAGCTCTCGCGCATCCTGACGGCGGAGGTGTACCGCTCGGTCGTCCTGCAGGCCGGCGACCTCGAGGCGCGGCTCCTGGCCCTGGCGCAGTACGCGGGCGTGCCGCCGCGAGCTGTGCGCCACGCGCCGTCCGCCGGCGTCCTGCCGCAGCTGGCGACCGTGACCCTGGCCGGCTCCGCCTCGAAGCCGGTCAAGCTCGCCGAGCACCTGGCGGCGTGCGAGCTCGCCTCGAATGCGATCGTCGCCGTCGCGCCGGACGGCGCGTGGCTCATCCTGGCCCGCGACGCGCTGCCGTCGACGCCGGCCGTCGTCGACCTGGTCGGCGACTCCTGCCCGAGCTCGGCCGACGTGGCGACGACGACGCCGGACCGGGTGCGGAACGCGTTTACGATCGCCGACGGCGCCGAGGTCGTGCGCCAGGCGTCTATCGACCGCTACGGGCGCCGGGCGTTCGATGTGCCCGCAGGTGTTACCGCAGCTGGCGTAACGCCTCCGTATACGGCGTCGTTCTTCGATGCTCTCGCCGACCCGGCGCCGTTCGTGCGCGTCACCGTGCCCGTCGCCGCCAGGTCCGCCCGCGCCGTCCCGCTGGCGCCGTTCGCGTTCGTGCGCCTGCCCGATCGGGCAGAGCTCTACCAGCTGCTCGGGCTCACCTGGCAAGCGACGCCGGGCGCCTGGGAAGTGCACCTAGAGCTCGACCGCACGCAGACCAGCATCGCGGCGACGCCGGCGCCCGAGCTGCCGCCCGTGACGCCTCCGCCGCCGCCGGCGACGACGCGCACGGTCACGACGACCTTCGCGTGCGAGCGGTCCGCCTACGTCGTCAACGCGACCGGCGGCATCGCCGCGGGCAATGGCGGGAGCGTCGACCTCCTGGTGGGGCTCCTGGGCGACGGGCAGCTGGCGCGCGGCCTGGTCCGGTTCCCTCTCGCCTGGGCGGGCAAGGTGCGCCAGGTCAAGAGCGCGAAGCTCCGGCTGCGCGTCGGGCAAACGACGTGCTCGAGCTACGGGAGCTCGCCGCGGATCACGGCGTATCGCGCCGGGTCGACCTGGCTCGAGGGCACCTACTCGACGCGCTGCGCGTTCGCCTCCTCGAACGCCGTCAAGTGGCCGGGGCCGACGCAGTTCTCGACGGGCGCCGCGAGCGGCTCGCCGGCCCGGACAGAGGGCGCGCTCCTCGAGCTCGACGTCACGGCGATCGTCGCCGCCTGGGCGAGCGGGGCGCCTAACTACGGTTTCGTGCTCCGGGGCGCCTCCGAGAGCAACAGCGCGAACCGCTGCCCGTTCTGGTCGCGCAACGCCTCGAGCTCTACGATGCGGCCGACGCTCGTCGTCACCTATGAGCACGAGGTGTAGCGGTGCCGAGACCAGCTGTTCCGA